TATGATCTCACCATCGGCCGATACGATATTCAAAAAGTTTTGTAACTTCTCTTTATCTGCTGATTGCAGTTCTTTGCCTAGGTTTGTAACAGCTTTAGGGTCATTCTTGACATCTTCGAGTTTGCTATTTTCAAAAATTAAATATTCATCCCACCGGCCCATTATTATTTTCATATCAGACATACTAAAATCCTAGTAAAGCGTATACATGTAACTTAGGGAGTACGGATCTCTAACATAGCTAGGACGGATCGATCCTTGTTCAGCGCGCTGGGGCACATCTCCGAGTTCCGTAGAGTCAGCTTTGTCGGGCTCTAGAAGCTCATCATCTGTCATTGAAATAATGGCTTCAGTATTCTCAAAATAGGGGCGCTCTTCGGTGATGAAATTGGCGATGTTAATGAGTGCCATTTTGGGAGCACTAACATCGGCAGATGGGGTCTCTTCCATAGAGCCCTCAAACGAGCCAAAAAAAGCGCCGGCGCGGATCGATTCGGCTACCACGACTCCTCTTTTATACAAAAATGCAAAAAGGCGGTTTTGGGCGCCGTATACTAAGTCGTTTGTTTCTTCTTTGGGGAAAGCAACAATCTTATTCTTACCCGGAGAAAGGACTATATCGATATCTCCGTGATCAAAGATCATCAAATCTCCACTTAAGCTCTTACGAATATCCAGCTCAAGCGTTACTATTTTTTGGGTTGCAGCGGGGCCAACTTTAACTACTATCGCCATTATATATTTCCTTCACTAATCTTTGAGTTTTCATCACCGTCTTTAACACACTCTCGTCTATCGGTGCGGCCGAAAAAGAATCGAGCTTCTCAATAATTTTAAGTGTCTTCTCGACCATAGCATCGTCAGACTCCACCTCTTCCACGCTTTGAGCTTTAGTTAACTTAGCTCTCAGCCTCTCAATTTCTTCGTTGAGAAAGAACTTCAACTCTAAGGCGTTGTCGGCGAAAGAAGTTATATAATACGATAACAATTCCTTTTGCTCATCGAGGAGACCTTCTCCGTACTTGTGGTTGAATTTCTCAACAAATTTGTTCACCACCACGGAATCAATCTCTTCCAATTGTCGCACTTCGGGCGCCTCCGCAATCATGTTGTCTACAATTTGGCCTTCCAACATTATCGTGCTCTTGGGAGACAGCTTGCTGGAGAACAACTGAGCAATAGATGCTAGTGTTTTATAGTTGGGTACATAATTGTTGAAAACGGATGGCGATACTTCTACATTCACATCCTTGATCAGTTCAGTTTGTTGTTTGAAGAGTCCTTGTGGATCGACAAGACGTTGGGCAATCTTCGCCTCTTTAACAATCCTTTCTGAAAGGTCGCGATCTAAATTTTGATTCTCGTACAACGATCTATAGCACTTTAATTCTTTGTATAGCTCCGAATCGGGACTAAAGTGCTTTTTAATAATATCTACTATCTTGCGCTTTCTTTCTGTTTGCGCGCGCAACATCGCCACCGTAGCTTCTTTAATAAGCGCTTCATAAATAAATGCGGTATTACGCTTTTTATTATGTTTGTTCTTCATCTTTGTTCTCCGTCAATAAGTTTTGATTGGTCTCCAATCCTTGTAAAAGATTTCTTATAGAATCATTTATTTCAAAAAGACGATCTTCTTCTGCCATTTCTCTCAAAGTATAAGTAGCTTCTTGATCTTCATAAATACCCGATGTTAAGCCATTCATTGTAGTTAAGGTCCTCAGATCGCCATAGCCCGGGAACGTGTTGCGAATACCGGGACTGCTCTTTTCTTTCGAATACATGGACGCTTGGGAGCGTGAGCGGGGGCCCTTGCTGACGCGACCATCGCTGCGGACTGGCTTATACGTGCTCTTTCCATGGGGTCCGTCGTAGCGACGTGTAGCTTTCTTTTGCTGGGGCGCCAGACGTGGACTGGCGCGGGAGCCAGGAGGAACGGCCAAAAGGGAGGACTCTTCGCCGGCGGGCTCTTCGCTGCCGGCGGCGGCGGCCGGCATTTCTTCAGGGCCGCCTTCTTCGCCTCCAAAGTCTAATTCTCCGGCGCCAAGGTCTGCCCCCAGATCACCACCCAAATCGCCGCCCAAGGCACCTCCAGCGGCGCCCTCAGCAACCTGCTGCAGTTCTGCGTCGTGTCCTCTATCGTAGAACATTTCTCTCTGATTACGCATGAAATCCTCGTGAGACATTCCGAAAATGTGCTCGGTAACCCATCGTCGCGAGAAGTACCCCTCTGTCGCAGATGCTGCGATATCAAATTTCTGCTTCCAGTGTTCTAATTCTTGAAGTTCAGAAATCTTAGAGGGATTGTTCAAGGACAATTCAAAATTTAACAAATCATCTCCGCGAAAGCCAAGCGTATAAAGGTGAATGATTCCAATCTTTGTAAGCTCGGATATGATGACGCGCTGTAATCTTTGAATTGTTCTTGCAAAACGAATGTCTTTTTGCGCAAGGGTGGTCTTGTCTTCGTCAGCACCCTCGCCCATCGTCAAATATGATTGTGGAATTTTCAAGGCAGAAAATAACTTATCGCGCAAATACTTCACATCATCAATCTGCGTGGTGTTCGTGCCGCCGGCGAGATTTTGAATATCTGTGACTGAGCCAGCGCGAACGGGGATAAAATAATCCTCTTCGATGCTCATTGGATTATATCGTAAGTCCATTCGGCCGGTATCGCTATCCACAATAGAGTTGCGCTTAAGCTGCGTGACAATCTTTTGCATGTATTGTTCCACCTCTTGGGGCGGAATCGCACCAACGTCAATCTTAAAGACACGTCGTTCAGAAGAACGTACAACTCTATACGCCATCATTGCGTCTTCCATCAGAACTAGCTGGCGCCAAATGCGCCGAGCCGGCTCAAGGATGGACGTCCCGTACGGAGCATACTTGTCATTTCCAAGAATACGGAAATGGGCCATCTGCCAATTCTCAAAAGTCATTCCGGCGGAATTCCACTGATATTGAACATAGTTTGGATTTGTGGAGTCCAGCCCCTCCAGGCGTTCAATCTCACTAGCAGGCAACGCAATAACGGACTGTACCCCATACTTGTCATCGATGTCCAAGTACAAAAAGAAATCTCCGTACTTGCACATTGTGCGGGCCCAACCAAAAAGATTGGATTCAATATTTAAAATGTTTGTAAATAAGACGGCGAGAACAGCCCTTAGCTCTTCGTTGGGGCATTTAATTCTCAACATCGGACGCAAATCAGAATGAGTTGTCATCTCATCTGCATAGATATCCATCGTTGACGCAATCTCTGGCGTATATTCCATCTGATCGAAATCAACATAGCGCTCAGTGCGCTTCTGATTTTGAATTGCGTTTGTCGCAATAGTATCTAATGGATTATATTGGGACTTCTTAAATTGTTGCCCGGATGCTGTCTTAAACTTTGAAGAAAATTTATCTAAATGTTGGCGCCTAATCCTTCGACCGGTCTGGGACCGATAGTTAATGATGGGGCCCGAAAACAGTCGCGTGAGCGCCTTGAAAAGAGACGATTGTTTGTTTTTAGGGTTTTTATCAATAGGGGGCATTTACTTTCTCACTTTATAATCCACTTATTTTGTTCATATAGCTTTTCGGCTTCACTCATTTTATCAAAGATGTTGTCTTTTTTGTAGCCCTCTTGACCTTTTATTTGTGTGTTCATAGTGGTTTTGGTGGTGTATATCGCCTCGACAAATGCTTTTTGATAATTTAAATTGCGCGCGTTAGATTGTAGTGCTGTGTCTCTAACCCAGCACGCAATCGCTAACGCCATAATCAAATCATCATTGTAGCCCTTCATCGCTTGCGGCCTTCCATTCCTCCAAATAAAAGTTTTCATCTCGTTAGTTGTTCGAGAAGAATATATCTTAATTAGTTTGTTTCTTATAAACTCTTCTAATTTCGCGACTATAAGAGGTCGCGTCTTCATGGTGGTAGAGAACCCCGGAACGGCAGAGGTTCGATGTTCGGCCTGGTGTTGTTCAATATATTCATGCGTTGATTTAATTGAATAATAAATATTGGGATATGTATAATCTATTAATTTATCTAACACAGAATAGCCAATATTATTGTTTTCCACAACCACCATACAATTCCCAAACTCTCTCCCAACTTGATTGAGCATGTTTGCAAACATATCTAAAGTTGGCTTTCCTTGGTATTCTCCAACAACTTCTAAAGTTTCAAGCTTTATAAGATGAAAAGTTGAGAAATCAGCGCCGTCGCCGCGGGCGACGTCGGCTACCATCAAATAATTGCATGTGGGATCAAACTCTTCCCAAATCCAAAAGTTTCTATCAAACCCTGTTCGGTATTTGGGATCTTTAATGTTGGACAACAGCCACTCCATACAATCAGGATCGATTACAGTTTCACCAGAAGTATTGAAGTTGCATTCAAGCTCTTGCGCAATCTGGCGTTTTGACATATTCTTGGTTTCTTTGTGGTACCAGCTTTCATCCCTATCTGGGTGTACGGTCCAGGTAAGAGTTGTTAAATGAAAATTATTGGCGCCGGACCCTGCGTCTGTGCAGGTCTTGTGAAACCAATTTCCAACGCCGTTCGGAGTCGAAAGCGCAATGCAGCGACCACCGGTCGACAGCGTGGGATACAAACCTGTCCATAGTTCTTCAAGCCCTTCAATGTGTGCGGCCTCATCAAGAACCAGAAGTGACAGTGCCTCTGAACGACCCGCATCGCCGGAAGTAGATGTTGCTTTAATGGACGAGCCGTTGGAAAGCTCGAATGAAGTGCGGTTATCTACGCTAATGGTGGCTATCTTAAGCCAATCGGGCAGATTACGCATAATACTCTTTACTTTCTTGACCAGGTTCCCTGCCGTTGCGAACTTGGTCGCCATGACAAGAATGGCTTTATCGCGGTGAAAAAGCATCATCCACACAATATATCCTGCCGTAATAGTTGAGATTCCTAACTGGCGTGCTTTAAGGATTACATTAAACCGATAATCATTAAAGTCTTTGAGAAGGTCGTCCTGAAAACTGTACGTATCAAAAAGAATCAGCCCATGCATCGGGTGTGATATGCGTGCATATGTTTTAAGGAAGTAGGACGGATCTTTACCGCACTTTAATATTTCTTTGACTCGCTGCTTCTTGTCTAATTGAAAACTCATACATCTTGTTGGTATAGTTCTTCTTTCATCACTTCTTTAATCAGAGACATCAACTCTTGAAGCTCGAAGCCAGCTTTCTGTCCTTGGCTCTTTCGGAGGTCGAATTCCTTGCCACCGTACGGCGTGCCGAGTTCTTCTTCTTCGGCATCACATATCTCGACTCCAGGAATCTTCTCAAATACTACCTGAAACAAGTCAGCCACTTCTTCTGGGAGCATCCCTTGGATTAAATCCATAAGCCGATCTTCTAAAGGTGGGCCTGAGCGATCTTGGAAACCACCATATCCACCCTCTGGGGCGTCGTCTGATGGGATATCTATATCAATTGGTATTGTCTCGCCTGGATCTTGGGGGTCCCTGCGGTGTGGGCGGGACATTGTGCGAGTGGTAGCGGGAGGCCCGTCTTTCGTATACGAATGTGCGCCCGGATCCTCGCGTGGGTCGTAATCTGGGTCGCGCTTGATCTTGCGCAATAGATCCAGCACATCACCAGGAGCTTCGGTGATGCCCTCTTCCTTCAGATATTCTTCAAGAATAATACGATAAAGATCGTTGCGTGAGAGGTTCATTGTTATTCTCCCGAGTTCTTGGGTCGCGTGTCGTTGTCTGGGCGCTTACCTTTCCACCCTCCGAGATCGAGGAATGAGCGCCAGCTTTCTTCGACGCGATCCTTTGATTCTTCTTCAAGGTTCGTCTCCGAATCGATGCCGCCGATCTTATAGTGCTTCTTAGCTTGGATCCAGCTTCTGATACGGGATGTGCTCTGCACCATCACATCAACTTCGCCTTCTTCGGTAAGGGTGATGGGGTTTCCAGTAACTTTGTGATATTCTTTTTTAAGCCAGGATGCGATATCGGCAAGACGCTGATCAACTTCGCCTTCAAATCCATTTGCATAAACTTCTTTAAGTTGGACGTCTGACTGGTAGGTGAGACACATAATGTTGCCATAAATTTTAACGTTAAATCCGTCCATCACGCGACTGTCAAGAATGGGATCTCCCTCTTCGCGCTGGAGGCCTACTTTGATTGCTTCTCCATCTTCCGTCAGGGCGCCATCATAGGCATTTGCCGCGGCTTGATGAAGCCCCTGTATAATATCGTAAATTGATGTTTCTTTTTTCTTAGCCATTTTATTGTTCTCCTTGTTCTATCAGCCCATTCTCTTCTGTGCTATCCGCGTTTTTGTGGCCGCGGAGGACACATCTGCCACTTCGACGCCCAGTATCCTATTCAGGTTTGCTTGAAATTGTGCTAGAGCCGTTGGGTTGCTCTTAATTATCTCCAGTTGTGACTTGAGCGCTGGGATGCTAAATACGCGGTTCTCAATAAAATCTATTACACGCTTAACTGCGGATAGCCCCTGGGCCTCTGGGGCGCCGGCGGGTGCGGCGCCTTCTTCGTCGGCCGCGGGTGGCGCGCCTAAACCGCCAGTTTCAGCGAGAACTTCCAGAATTATTTCCTTTAATTTGGTTTTTTTTAGTTTCATTGTTTGGTCTCCATCCTTTTAACCACTTCTCTTCTCTATCCTCAACATATTGGATATAGCATCTATAGCAACAATCAAATTTGATGAAACAAACATCATCCATCGACTTCCTTGGAAAAGATCCGCAGACCGAGCACAATGTTAAAGATTCTCTATTAAGTAGTTTTTTTGATACCTTTATACCATTAATATCAATTTTCTCTTGTTGTTCTTCATTTTTCTTTATTTTTTGATAAAACTCTTTCATCTGAGAAAGATATTCCTTTTCTTTGGCATCGTCCCAATTTGCTCTGGGGTTGGTGATCGCTTCAGATCCATACTTCTCGCTGATGGCCTTTTCAATTGCTGCGATTTTGTTTAAATCTTTATCTTTCATCGAATGCCCTATACGCTCCGTAGGTTGCGGCCGAGCCAAGTACTACGCCGCCAATAAGCCACCACGTTTTATTTCGTGGAGATGTCTTTTTAAGTGACTTCACGAGTGC